GCTTTACAAACCGTAGGACTCGCATGGAAGAGGATTATCGCCTCTACACTCTTGAACCCTATGACGCCGGTGACGGATATCAGTCTTATACATCTAACGCCCCTAAAGTCACCGCCGATAAGATCATTAGCTGGATGAATGATTCGCGAATGATCGTAACCACCCCCTTCGGGCAACGCCTTGATACCAGAGACTCTGGTGACTCCAAAGAAAAATATATCGTAGGCGCTATGAACATGGCGGACTCTCGTTTAATCGCAAGGGGAATGTTGCCGTCTAAAAACCAACTAGCAGCGCATATAGTTCTCAGAGGTTGGTTTGCAGGGCGTGCTGTCTTAAATAAACGAAAAGACAAAACCTATGTAGACATTACCCCGTTTGATCCTTTACGAGTAGTCTTCGAGCAAGACGATGACGGAATTATCTGGCTTGCTTATCGGACACTAAGATCATCACAGACAATTAAACAGCTATACAACGTCGACGTTCCTGAACCAACTAACTCCGAATACGACGATGAGTTTGGTGTAGCTGTTTGGGATTACTATGATCGCGAACAACATGCGATTGTAATTGACGGGCAAGCCCCACGATGGGGTAAAAAGCCTCTTCCTCACGGGGTGACAAACACTGAAGGCGAAGGCGTAGCGCCTGTGTTTGTTGGCCCTGTAGGGATTACTCCTTGGATTCAAGGTGTATACGGAGACGCAGATAAGACTAGCGATTACGGAGAGTCAGTCTTTTCAGCTAACCGGAATCTATTTGAAGAATACAACTTTGTTATGAGTGCCACTAAGACACTTGTCCGAAGAGGTGTAAGACAGCCTTATGTAATCGAGTCTCCAGATGGAACTCAAACTTTGGACACAGATCCATGGCAAGACGGCACAGAGGTTCCACTTCCTGCAGGCACCCAAATCAAACCAATGCCTGAAATAAAAATGCCGACAGATACTCCGGCGTTTCAGGCTTTAGTTTCTGGGGAGATACAAAGAGGCGGACTATCTAACGTCCATATGGGTGAGTTGCCTTTTGCGATTTCTGGATATGCAGCGAACGTAGTTCGCGAAGGATCTGCCCACCAACTTGAGCCTAGGCTAAAAGCTTTAAGTAGTGCATTTACCCAGATCGGTGAACTACTTGCAATGCAATATATTTCAAATAAGTTTGGGAAACTCAAACTATCAGGGCGATTAAATGACCTTACCGACCAGTTTGATGAAGAGATTGACCCTGAGCAAGTTGAAGATGGCGGGAGAGTAGAGGTTGAGTTTAAGCCAAACTCAGGATTAGAAGATCCTCAGAGAATAGCCACAGCCCAAATGCTAAGAGAAGGGGAGAACCCTCTAGCCCCTGATGACTGGATTTGGGAAAACGTCCTGGAAGTTTCAGACACAGAACAATTTAAAACAGCTATTAGCGCACAAAAAGCAAACTTAGGGGACCCTAAGGTGCAGCTAATGAATATGATTACAGCTCTGTTAAAATCTGGCGAAGACAATAAGGCGATGATATATATCGACTTACTGATGAAGACAGTTGAACAAGAGAGAATGACTGAGCAAATGCAAGCAGCACAGTTCCAAGCAGCGCAACTTCAGGCTAGTTTGCCTCCACAAATGGGTGGCGGACAACCTGCGCAACCTGCTAGTCTTGGTGTTCAAGCAGGGGCGATACCTCAAGCTCAATTTACAGGATCTTCTGGAGTGCCGCAGCAGGCGGCTCCTGGGGAAGCAGGCGGTCCATCAATCGAAGCCGTGCTTAATGCTATCGGCTTAAGTGAAGGATAGCTTTTATGAAATTATATGAAGTTGAGTCGGCCAGTGGTATCACCTATGTTAGAGCGCCTAGCATGGAAGCTGCAGAAGCATACGCTGCGGCAACCTTTCAAAACTACAGTGGCATCAGGGAAGCAGCTACCAACAACCCGATGCCTCTTGGGGGTTCTAGAGTAGGCGCAGGAATTTTTGCAGTAGATGCTAATGGCAATGGTCGTGCAGTCGGAACGCTTAATACGGACAATGATTTTGCACGTCTAATAGACATGGGGAATAACGCGGAGCTAACCTTCGACTCATTTGCAAATAATATAGCCCAAGACCCCTCATTTATGTCTGCTCCGGTTAATATGCCAGCCAACCTTGGAGCCCCAGGAGCAGCAGGAGATGGAGGCCCCGGCGGGGACTTTGGATCTACAAATGAAAATGTAGGAAATACAGACGGGATTTCCCTTACTGATTTTGCTGGCATTGGCTCTGGCTATAAACCTGATACAGATCCAGCTTGGGCAAATCCAGTGGCAGGATTTTTACATGGTCTTGGTTTTTCGCCTGGGTCAGGATATGACTGGGACAGCCCGGGAGCAGGGTTCCGGTTTATTAGAAACATGGCTGGTTCTGCGCCAGGGGTTGCGGCTGCACAAAACTTTGCCGACTTTTACAGAGGCATGATGGGTCAGGGAGGATTAAACGCTGAAGATACATTGGCGTTTACGCCTACAACTTTTGGTCAAAGATTGTCTGGGATGACGAATTTAGGCCGTGAAGGGTATAAGGGAGATTTCCGCAAAGGAATGACTGGGCTGGGACAGCTGGGACTGCAAGCATTAGGCAGTCTTGGCTATTTAGGTGGCTTAGGGTCAGATGTTGGAACAGGAGATACTGCTGCAAGAAAGTTTGTTAACCCTTTGACATCCTCTGAGCTTGAGTCAGGCGATATAGCCAGCCTAGTAACCTCTGCTCTTACAGGCGCAGGACTTTCTCCTTACTTTTCAGGGCCAGTTTATGCCAGTGATATAAACGATTTGTATACCCGATATGTTGGTCTGAACCCTCAATCATTTGGGTCGGGTGCGATTACCGATACTGAAGCGGGCAACTTTCTAAACTTTGTTCGAGGGCACTACGGCTTAGATAAGTTCCCTAGCCCTTTTTAAGGATTAAATATGGCTTTTGAGTTAGACCCAAGTGTTAATCCTTGGCTTAGGTTTTTAGAAGATCAACCAAAAACAGCTTTTCTTGGAGCTGCCCAACCTTGGCTTGCAGGCGCTGGAAACACCCGAGCGAACCAGCGAAGCATTGAAGATGTTTTCCAGCAAACTCTAGCTGACTTTCAAACAGAGTTAGGTAGGCGTGCCCTTTCTAATGAAAATCCAGATTTACTATACTCTGAGTTTGTAGGGGGGTTGAAGCCTATGGACTTTACTCGTAGGTTTGCGCGTGTAACAGACGCCATTCCTTCTACGCAAAGATTTAATCCAAGGACACGAAGATTATATTTCAGTTAAATGACTACAGATTTACGCGGCTTCAGGCCAGCAGGAAATCCATACAGAGGCCCTCAAAGCGCACCGCCCCTAAAACCATATGGTAGAGCCGGGATGGGGTCAGGGGCTGGCGGACCTGGTCTTAACTTAGAAGATCTTGCACGACGTAGGCAAATTCAGGCTCAAGCAAGAAGGCAAGCCCAAGGCCCTCCTCAGCAGCCAAAAGGTCAAGAGTTACAGTCTTATCAAGAATCAGCCTTTGTTGGACCTCTATGGGAAAACTACATGGAGGAAATGGCGGATGTCTTTGGTAGAGCTTTAGGCTCTGAGGTTGACATTAAGATAGAAAACCCTGAGAAGTTTGGCGGGGTAGTTAAAGCTGTTACAGATCTTAAAAAAGGCTGGCAAGAGCAGGGCTTAGGTGAAGTTGAAGCAGGTAATGCTGCGTTCCACACAATCTTTGAGGCCATGCTGCCCGGATTAAATTATAACGCTAATGCTGTTGCTCCCGGATTAAACTTTAAACTTGCAGAAGATCCTTTAAAAGCAGCCTTCCCTCCCCCTCCTCCTCCTCCAGAACCTACACAGTTTGAGCGTTTAGCTGCAGTAATTGGAAACCCAATGTTACGAGCATCCGGGCTTATGGGTGATAGTGGTCCTGGGTTGCACGGATTATCAACCGCGGATGCGGCAAGGGGATTTGTAAACCCTCTTACCCCAATAATTCCTGAATCATTTGTAGGGGACGCTGGTGGGGCAAACCGTGTTGCTCGCCAAGCCCTCCGAGATCTTTCGTCTCCAGCGGCTTTAGCTATTACTGCAGGAGCGCCTGCAGCAGGAGGTGCAATAGCAAGGGGCTTAGCTCCTAAGGTTGCAGGTCAGGCTTGGAATAGTAGGTACTTTGCACCAAAGCTACTTAAAGCAGTAGCCGAGCCTATACCTGGCAGTTATGGAAGAAATGTTCTAGCTGAAGGTATGGGTGAAGCAGGGGCATCTCTTGCCATACGTGCATTAGAAGACCAGGGAAAACTACCTGAATCTATACCTGGACAAATCGCAATTGGACTTGGTGGAGGACTTACTGGCTTTACTACCGGTGCCTTAACTCCGCCAGCGGTAGGAGCGGCACGCAGAGGTCTAGGCAATTTAAGCCCGACATCATTAGTCGATCCTGACTTTAGAGGAATAGCAGATCTGCCTCCTGAAGGACCAGCTAGAGATAGTTGGATGCTAGAGGAATTGCTAGGAAAGTACCGCCTAGAAGCTAACCCTTATCTTACTAGAAGTGGCGGCGGGCGAGTAGTGTCTCAAGGGCCTCTGACCGAGGAGGGGCAAGCTTTAAAAGACGCATCAGAAAAGATGCTAGAAAACCCCGAACTATTAGAAGAGCAAGTGCGGGTAATGAGAACCGTTGAGCCGATGTATGGAGGTACAGGAGCACAAAGAAGAACGGGAACTGCTGACCTAATGCGAGATGAATACGGCGAGATTATACCTATGGATCTCGGTACGGCAATGGTCGAAGATCCCCAGGGCAACCCTATCGCTTCCCCTATGCCTTTTTCTGAAGAAACTACAGCGAAGTATGTAACAGACACAGGCATGGTTCTGAGCCAGGACGCTGAAGGAAATGTCGTTGGAGATATCCAAGGAGGGGCGTTCCGAGCCGGGTTATATGACCCTGTAAAATCTCCAGACCACGGGGTAGGTAGTTTCGGGACCACTTACTCAAGGGACACAGTTATAACACCAGATAATTTTGGAAGATGGATAGAAGATAGGTCCCCTGAGGAAATAGCCTCGCCGTATACAAGAGGATTTGTATCGAGAACTGGTCCTGATGGTATGCCTCTACCAGAGGGGGAGAAGAGAACAGCGCATTTTGAAGTAAAGCTAGCTAAGGGTAATTATGAGGAAGACCAAGGCTATTATGTTAATGAAGTTGTACTAGATGAATCTGGGCAACCCAGAAAGCTTAGCCAAGAAGAAGCCAATGAGATTTGGGGTGCGAGAGAGTATCAACTTAAGCCTGACCCTAAAGACCCTAATGTGATGTTAACCCAAAAAGATACGCAGGGAAGGCCTGTTCTCGCCTTAGACCCAGATGGCCAGCCAATACGGAGAGCGCCTGAACCAAACCAATTTATAAAGGATGCTGAAGGAAATATCACAGGACTGAAACGAATACTAATTAGTCTTCGCAAAACGTATGGTGGTACCCAAAAACATGAGGGAGTATTTGAGGGGGGTCCATATAAAGGCGCCTCAAAAATAGGTGAGTACAACTACCATTTTGACGTATACGGCTATGACCCTTCATTCGCCAGTTACACAGTAGGTGAAAGCCGGCGTCCTATAGCTGGACAGCAAAGACGTGTAGACCTTGGAGGCTTCGACCAGAAAAACGCTCTAGGCAGAAAAGGCCTAGCTCAAGCATTAGAAAAAATTATGGACCTGCAAAAAGCTAAGGGGTGGGAGGAGCTTGTTGGATTTGTAGGTTCAAGGATTCATGGCGCTCGAAATACTGTTTACACTTCAGCTAATGAAATACATAAGGGCGCAAGAAACAGGACCCCAGGCACGCGTGCTGGGGAATTTGAGATCGACCCTGAAACTGGACGAAAAGTAGGATATGACGAAGGCAGAAAGGCAAGAAAGGCAATTAATGCTGAATCATTTGCAAGGGGTCCTGTCAGCACAATCGTCAGAACCTGGGATGATGTAGCGATAGGACTTGCCAGGTCGTTCCCGACACTAACAGATAGGGAGGTTCTTGGTGCAGTAGCTTTTATGAGGGCAAGGGCTAAAACTGCGAGGGATAGCTGGGATGCAGACCCGGAAACCCGAGGTAAGTATAAATCTGATGTAGATTGGGCACGTGAAAGAATTGCAGGGTTTAACGCAGACGGCTTAATTTTAATGAAAGACGGGAGGGTTCTAAGCCCAGATCTTAAAACAGGCTTAGGGGCGGCTGTCCAATCAAAGACCAACGTAATGCTAGGTGCTAGCCAACCAGGCTTTACCGTGGAGGTTATAGGCAACCCTGGAACCATAGAAAAAATTAGTCTGTTTGGTCGTAAAGTAGTGCGTGCTGTAGTGTCGTCTAATTTTGGGAGACTGGACCCCCAGCGGCAGATAAGTCAACAGATTATAGATACAGACCCTAAACTTCAGAAAGAACTAATTCAAGACAGAGTAAGAACTGAGTCAATAAAAGAGAAGGCGCTTGGTTGGGACCCGCTAGCACAGCAAGCGGGATTGTCGAAGCCTTTAGAACTATATCGACCTCCGTGGGATCGAAGAGATTCAGGTAGAAATTGGCACCCTCTCTTAGAGCCAAAAGACAGCGTATGGCGTAAACGCTTTGATGAGGAATTGGGGGCTATGTGGCATGAGCTGGGCCATATCATCAGGAAGGACATCTACGACTTAGATCCTAACGCTTATTTTGTTCTTAAAAGCTTTTCGATGAGTAAGGAAGAATTTGATAAGTCAACTTATAAGCACCCTCTCTTAGAGCCTAATGCGGAATCGGTGCAGCCACCCATAGAAGGTGCTGCTATTTTTTCACGGCAAGAAGGACTTTTCACAGAATGGCAAAAAACGCCCGATGAGTATCTAGGTTATGATAATTGGTCACAGGAAGCTGAAGAAAAATTTGCAGCAGGCTTTTTAAGTTACATACTTGACCATGAAGGCTGGAGGCTTAACACAAGAAATTTTGGACAGCTTGAGAAAAACAACCTTGCAAAAGTATTTGACTTTGTAGGTAGGTGGCTACGAGATATAGGGCGCCTTACTCAAGACGCGCTTGATGAAGGCTTTACGGCAGGCAAGGTTAGCCTAAATGAAACAGAGTACCGTGCTTACGATCAGCTAATTACTACAGTAAAGGACAAGAGAACGCTATTTGGGCCTGAAAGTGGAATTGGGGGAAAATCAGGACTCACTGTTTCAACCCCTGAAATGAGAGAGTATACAGGCCTGCCTCGCTTCCCTGAAGGGATGCCGCTAGACCAGAGGAGGATTATAGACGCACGTGCAAACCCTAGAGAGGGTGATGTTTCGCAGCCTTTGATGGACCGGAACATACAAGAAGGTACCGTTCCGTACCAAAGGCTGGCACCTGACGCTCCTTCTGGACCGACAAGGCCCCGCTATGATGAACTAGGTTTCGAGTTAGACCCTGATGAAGATGCAGATCTATTAGTACTTCGGGACTTCCTAGATGAAGATGCAGACTTTGGTGGACATGAAGATGTTGCAGCAGATCTACATGATGAAAGAATCCGCAGGCAGCTTGAAGTTCAGCGACGGCCTGTAAACAGAACCCCGCCGCCACCGGCAGTCAGGCCTGCAATTTTTGACCTAGCCACAACTTCTGTCAATGAAAATAATTACTGGAACCCCCTCCGGTCAGATGGGCAACGTAGCTCGGCGATAATGTTCGGAGGTTCCCGTAACGCTGGTAGCGAGCCACCAATTGAACTTGAACGAAGAGGTCGTAGCACGATTATAGCGCGCGAGATAATTGACCGTCGGGAGCCAAGAAGAAACCCTGATGAGCGTAGCTTTGCAGTTCTAGATCAGAATTGGTTTAATGAAGACATTGCGCCGTTGGCCTATATTCATTTCACCAGGCTCCCAAGAAATCAGGCAGCTTCCCGAGGCTTTATTGATAACGCTAAGGTATGGGAAGTTAGCGTAATGACTAGAGACCCGGGTGTACAAAGGGAGTTGCAATCGGTAGATGCCGCAAGGCGCTACGGGTTGGATGTTAGGAATGTAGCGAATGACTCGCATATAGGTGACTGGATAGAAAAGATAGCGACTGACCGTAATTATAAAAGTGATACTAGCTGGGCAATAAATAACGTAGTTGGGTATACCCGCCCTAATGACCTTCCGTCAGGCCATCGCCTAAATGATATTCCATATGTGCTAGACGGTGACTTTAATATAATAGAAGCCTCTTCAGATCGCCCCCCTACTGGTGCGGATGAAGTTGCCCTACTGGCTTCACGGAGAGAGCAAAACCTTGACGATCTTCCTGAAGCAGATCTAAGTTTTATAGACCGTGCCCAAACTCCAGCAGAAGCAGCTAGTCCTTACGGTCAGATAAATGCTCAAAATGTAAGTCTTGAAGACAGGCACTCACAGGCAGTATTTGCTGCTAGGCAAAGGCGAGGGTATGCAGACCCTACTAACCCAAGTGACATTGAACTTGAAAAGAAATCATGGAAAGGACGCCAGATTCCGTTTGAAGATGCAGACAGGCTTCTTAAAGGTAGCGTCAGAGAAAAAGGCATAGCGGCTATTGGGGATCGACGCGCTGCAACTGAAGACACTATTGCACGTAGACGTGAAGAAAATCGCATGCTGGTAGGTAGAGGCGCTGGAGTTCGTAGCGACCCCAGATATGCAGGGCGAGAATCTGCTGCTCGTGCCAGTTCCGCCTTAACTCCAAAAGGCGCAAGAGATGTAACCGATATTAAGTTTGAGCCTTTAGATCCAGCAGAATTTACTGAAGCCGATCTTCACATAGTCTTTGAGTGGATAAATAGAAACCCAAAGATGCGGGAGTACACGAAGCACAATACTACTAGGGCGGTATTCAAGCTAATTGACGGTGAAAACATAACCCGGTTTGATATTGTCAGGCTTAGAGAGGTTTTTGGAAAAGAGTTAACTGCCTCACTGTTTGATACTCGGGGCTTCAAACGTAAAGCCTTTGACGAAATCATGGATATCCTTGGGATTCCGCGGCTATTGCTAGCAACCCTTGATTTCTCAGCTCCTCTTCGACAAGGTTTGCTTTCACTTGGAGGACACCCTGTTCGATGGACAAAAACAACAGGACCCGCATTTAGGGCTGCCTTAAGTGGTAAATACGAAGAAGGCTTACGTGCTCGCAGAGAAAACCATGCAAACTACGCGCTATTTACTGGGCAGACTGATCGTCTTCCTGAGCAAGGAGGAGGCTTTGGGTTACACCAAACTGATCCAGAGGCCGGAATGACAGACAGAGAAGAAGCTTTTATGTCTCGCTTCTTACAAAATATGCCTAATAGAGCAGGAAAAATCCCTGTTATTGGTGAAGTGGCTAAGCCTTTATTAAAAGGTATGGGTCAAGTCATGGGGTACCCTATCCGCTTTTCTGATCGAGGCTACAACTCTTTCTTAAATGAGCTTAGGTTTAACCTTATGAATGATGCTTGGGAAAACTGGAAAGCATCAGGTAAGGGCTTTAACCAAGACGGGTCACCTACTATGCAAACGATACAAGATGGGAAGCATCTAGCTAGGTGGTTTAATATCTCAACAGGTCGAGGGGATCTAGGAGCGGCAGAGCCTCTTGCCCCCCTTCTTGCAAACATTTTGTTCTCTCCAAGGTTAGCTGCTGCAAGATTAGAGACTCCGTACGAGCTACTTAGGTGGGACCACTCAATGAGAGTGAAGCAACACGTAGTACGTGATGTGGCTGGAACGACAATGCTTGGCACAACTGTTCTTGGTCTTGCTGCTATGGCAGGGGTTGATGTAGACCTTGACCCAACATCTTCAGACTTTGGCCGTATGCAAATTGGAAACACTCGTATTGATATCTGGGGTGGATTCCAACCGCTTGTACGGACATTCTTTAGAATTGCGCAACAAAGAAGAAAGTCAACGGGAACAGGCAAAAGCACAGACTTAAGCAATGAAGATCTCTTTAATGAGTTCTGGAGCTTCTGGCGAAATAAGCTAGCACCTATACCTGGGTTTGCCGCAGACCTTCTAGGAGGAGGAACCTTTACAGGTGATGAGATTAACTGGGAAGAAGAGAATGTAAAACGTGAACTGTGGAATAGGTTTGTTCCATTAATGCTTCAAGACTTAGAAGAGGCTTATTCAGAAGATGGAATAAGGGGCGCATGGCTTGCTGTCCCATCGTTCTTTGGCACCTCAGTTATTTCATACCAAGGTGTTGAAGAGTTAGCCCGGAGAGATTACAAGTATCCAGATGGGCGGACTCCCGCTAGAGGTGTTGACCGGCTTAGAGAACCTACGTACTCAATGTTCCAAGACCTTCCTCCTTTCTTGCAAGATCACGCAATCTACATGAACAAGTTTGAGACCAATCGTAGTGAGACAGAGTTCTCTGAGTTAATCGAAAGTATTGACCATGAATACTGGACAGAGCTGGTAGGAATCGTTAGTAATACAGAAACTTCTGACTCGGTTAAAGTGTCTCAGTATTTTAATGCAGGAAACACGCGCTCTGATAAAAGAGCAGGAGCTTTTGAAGCTCAGTATGGGGCATTTGAAGGAACTCGGGACGAGCCTAGGGACAATAACGAAAAAGCGCTTCAGCAGTATTACCAAATGATTGAGGATTCTACAGATGCAGACTTTTCTTTTAATAGTGAATACTTCAACGCAACCTTTGACTCACTTCTAGCGACATGGACTCCTGAGCAAGAGGAATGGGTTCGCGCTAACACCAACACTAAAGATATTCCAAAGGCTATGTTTGATCTTTTACCTGACAAGCAAAAAGAGAACATCGAAAAGTCTAATGCTGCGAGAAAATCTTTAATTCAAAAATGGGCTAAGTCTCCAGATGAAATTGCAGAAGAGCAAGCCGGAGCTGCCCCAGACGTGGACATAACTCTATCTGAAATAGAGCGCAGGCAACTTGAGATAGATCAGCGCAGAGAAGCGCACAGGTCAGAGGCAGGGCTAGAGGCTGTGCCACCACGTAAAAAAGAATTAGATCCTTTAGGTCGTGAAGTTATCCCTCCAATATGGGAACGGGAGCCTGCTCTTACCCGGTAGTATTAAACATCTGTTAGTATTTTTATGAACATCGGATATCACCCTTAGTGGTACACGAGGAGAAAAAAAGAATATGGTCAACAAAGGACCCGAACAGGAACAGCAATCTCTTCCAGATGACTTGTTAGAAGTTGACACCTACGTCCAAGAAGAACCGGAAGGAACTCTCACGCGAGATGTAGCCGCTGGGGTAGGTAATGAGGACGCAAGGCGCAATGATGGCGGAAATCAAGAAGGGACGGTTGCAGCCGACCGGAACGCCAATGTAGACACCGCGCAGGCTGGGCCTGAACAAGCTCTGTACGAAACGCCGGGATTTAAAGAATATCAATCTAAAACAGACCAGCGTATTGCACAGTTGCAAGGTCAGGTAGAGCAAGCAAATCAAGCGCAACAGATGCAACGACGACAAGCCGAAGTCGAGCAACTGGAAAACACTGTCCAAGCGTGGAAACACCAGCAGTATCAGGCTTTGATCGACCGTGGGGTTGAGGACGCAACGGCGCAAGAAATTGCAAACGCGTACGGCGACCTTGCCAAGCAGAGCTATCTCGCCAATAAGGGAGCTACCTCTGCTGAAGCGCAAACATCAACTGCACAAGGACAGGTAGCTGAACAAGTTAAAAAAGCACGCGCTTATGAGCTTTCTGCACAGTATCAAGTACCGTTCAATGAGTTAGCAGGAATCAATGACCCTAACTATATGGAAACCCACGCTAAGAATTTAGCTAGGATGGCAAAGTTAGAAGGTCAACTTTCTGGTCAAACCTCTGGACAGGTCTTTGATACAAGCCAACCCGCCACTGATGTCGCTCCATCAGATGCGGAGCGTATACTAGATGCTTATGCTGCTGGTGACTCTAGGGTCACTAGAGATATGGCAGCCGCTGCTTCAAAGCAGTTAGGGATGTCTATCTTTTAGCCGGTAGCAGGAAAATCAAAAATGGCTACACAACTTTCAACAACTAGCGTGTTGCAACAGATGTCTCGAATCATGCTTGTAAAAGCACGTGAGACTGAAGAGCACAACATGCCGGTTGTAAACTTGATTGAGAGATTCAATCTACCTAAGGGTCACTATCAACTTGATATTCCTAAGGTAGGACAGATGACTGCATCCGACCTGGATGAAGGCATCGACATGACCGATACGGAAGACATCAACCCGTCCATTGTTTCGGCAACGACGGCTGAGGTCGGCCTTAAGGTCATCGTAACTGACATTCTGCTTCGTCAGAATAACGAGTCAGTCTTTAGCATTATCGGTCGCCAGATGGGTACTGCTATGGCTCGCAAGAAGGACACTGACGCAATAGCGCTCTTCGTCGGACTTAACGGCGGAACTGAATTTGGTGCTGACGGTGCTGACTTTACGTTGGCTAACGCTTCGGCATGTATTGCGAAAGCTAAGGCAAACAAAATGGGGTCGCCTTTGTTTATTGTCCACCACCCTAATGCGATCTTTAAGTTCATTAGTGGCTTCTCTGGGCCTATCGCTTCTGGCGGTAACTTGCCCAAGCCGTTTGCGGCAGACGCTCTAGCGGACTTCTGGACTGGCATTAAGGTCAGCGGCGTACCGTTCTTTGAGGATGGAAACATTCAAAAGACATCGGGTGTTGACTCCGGATTCGGGGTCATCGCAAACAAGAACGCCATGGGCTACCTTGTTGCTAAGGGCAAGACTGAAGAGCGAGACCGAGACATCTCGCTTCGTGCATGGGAAGTCGTCGTTACTGAGGACTACAGCATGTTCGAGGTAGATGACACTCTTGGTGCCGCTTTGGAATACGAAATTGGTGACCACGCAACGTCATAAGTAAGTAGGTAAGTAATGCCCGGTAAAAAAATAAAGATTTCGGACGAGCTGCGAGAGACGCTTAGGCGCTCTGGCTATTCGCCTGTAACTATGCAGGTTGCAGGAGTCAAGAAAGTCACACTCTACAAAGAGTCTGATGGCCAATGGTTCCCTATGCCTAACATGCCGGGAGATCCTCACAGTCTCCAGAGGTACCTTTCTAGAGGTTTCCTTCTGGCACCACCTGGATCGAATACTACTGAACACCCTGACTACGTTGTTAGTAATCCTGAAGCAACACGGGAGGCCGACACGGTAAAGCCGAAGAAGCCTCCCGTGGATGCTGAAGAACAGGGCGAGTTCTTTTGCAATGTTTGTGATGATGGCAAGGTGTTTACATCAATGCTTGGCTTGAAGACACACAGGCGAAAGAGTAAAGTCCATAAAAGCGCTTTGAAGGCTGCGCCTAAAGTCCTTTAAAAGGTGTAACGATAGACCGAGCCTTTAATATCGGACTATCGCAGGTCTTAGAACCTGTAAAACTTATCCCAAGGAGGGATATTAAAATGGCATTTCCACCCGTAGTATCTGGTTCACCCGGATATGATAAAACCACTAGCACGACCCAGAAGCACCGCCTTGGAACCAAGATGGTGTACCCAGACGGGCGAGTCTTTTACTACTGCAAAGCTGCTGAAGCTATTACCGCTGGTTTAGTTACGATGGGTTCGCAATCTGCTACCGATCACGATGCTGACCTAGCTGTTGCTGAAGCCGCCGCTGTTGGAGCAACCCGAATAAAACTAACTAACGGTGGTTCTACTGCTATTACAGGTAGTGGTAAGTTCACAGGCGACTTTGCTACTCGTGGTGATTATGTAGATGGCTACATTTTCATTAACGACGATGCTGGGCAAGGGCAGATTTTCTCAATCGCAGACCACAGTACAGCAGCTACTAGCGCAACTTTGACGATTGATCTTGCTGACAACGAGTCAGTTCAGACTGCACTAACCACTTCATCTAAGGCTGGTCTTCATAAGCCTCTCGGTCATTCAGTAGAAATCTTTGACATCAGTGACATTGATGGCTCAGTTATGGGGATTCCAACCCATGACATTGCTTCAGGGGAATACTTCTGGAACCAAACAGCAGGACCAGCAGCAGTTTTATCTGTAGCAAGTCTTGTGCTTGGCAATGAAGCGTATACCTGTGGTACTGATGGAGCAGCAGGCCCATCCGCTTCTGATAACTCAGTAGAAGTAAGGCTTGGTGTAGTGCTTGCTGTTGAAGGCAACACGGACTATTCACTTATAGACCTTCAGGTTAGGTACTAAATTTAAAGGGGTTGGCTTACTCGATGGTCGGAGTAGGCTAGCCCCTTTCTTTATCTTCCCTTCGGGGTGGCGGTGAGCTTAGTTTTTAGCTCCCCAGGCTGCTTGGTGAACCGCTGAAAGGAATCATGGAACTCTCAGGCAAGAAGCGAATCATAGTCCCTCCCTCAACTACTGAAAGGTACGGATTCAAACATGTCGAAGAAGACACTTTTTTCGTCGGACCCCAAGCAACGCCGGTATACATTCCTGGCGCTTCTTCCCTCTACTCACAAGCACAACTTGATGAAATCCTTGCATGGCAGACGGAACGTGAAGAAGAAGCGTACAAAAAAGAACAAGAAAAAATTGCTGAAAGAGCTAATGTAACCGCAGATCAAGTAAGAGAGATGCGAGAAGCCTTGCAGGCCAGGGTAAAATGGGAAGACGACCGTAAGAGAGCCAGGGGAGAGCTACCGGCAGACCAGGGAGACATTCTCTAATGGCAGTAATGCAAGCAATCACACGCGTAGACACACGACAAGCAGTCGGAGAAGAACTGGGTGTCGTATATATAGGTGCAACTACGTCAGCAGCAGATACTTCTTCAGTTATCGACACCAACCTATTAGGAGGCACTAATGACCACGTTGGAAAGTGGGTTAGAGTTACTTCTGGGGGTGCTTCAGGTGAGACACGGCGAGTAACAGCTTTCAATGGATCTGGAGATCTTACGACAACTGCATTTAGTACAAACATTGCTTCTGGTGTCACGTTTGAACTGTGGGAAGCTCAGGCTGACCCCCGTGCTGTTGACCGTATGATTAACAGAGCTATCACACAGCGAACTTCTAGGGGGCTGGTTGTAGATGAAGACATGTCTCTGCACTCTCACGAGCGCACAACTAACTACGCTATCCCCGGCAGCTTAATTGGTATTACAGAGATCAGGTACAGGAACAAATTTGTAGGTGATGTACTAGATGACGCTATGAAGGCCTGGACCGAGTCAACTGGGACAAATGCAAGCACCTCTACTGATACAGAAGACTTTCGATACGGTAACGCTAGTATGCGTATCGACTACACAGGCTCTACTGATGGAATAATCCTTACATCTCAAAGTATCACCAGCGCAAATCTTTCAGCTCGGGACTATGTAGAGTTCTGGATAAAAGCTGATACCGCTACGGCTGCAGCAGATCTACGCTTAAGGCTTAGCGCATCCGCTAATGCGGGAGCGGAAACAGATTACGTGGATGTCCCTGCCCTTACTGCTCGTTCCTGGCAATACGTCAGGGTTGCTCTCAATAACCCCGAGAACAATACAGCGATTATTAGCATCGGGCTTGAATATAACGCTAATGCAAAAGCTAATACCATCTGGCTTAACCGTGTAAAAGCAACTACAGATAACATGGGAAACTGGGAAACACTTCAAAGAAGCCAATGGGATGTTGATCCCGAGGCAAATGAATTTCGTATCCTAAAGGATGGGCGTGACACTATGGGTAGCTCCTTAATGAATGTTATCGGCTACCGATTGCCAGCCCTTCCCTCTTCTGATTCTAGCTCAATAGAGTTGTCTCCAGATCTTATTAAGGCTCGTGTTATATCTCACGGCAAAATGTCTCTAACCCAGGGATCCAGGACGGACCGTGACAACTTACGCCAAGATGCTGAATACTGGGAGCGGCAAGCATCTATGGCGGAAGCAGGTCTTCCATTAATAAAAGCAGGGACAAAATTTGCATGAGGCTAAAGTCAGGCGCTACTAACGTAAGCTCGTCCGGTACTGCTGTACGCCTAAGTAATACAAACGAGATAGTTACTCGCATCTATTTATCAACACCTGCGGGCAACAGTTCTGTTGTTTACTTTGGGGACTCTACAGTTGAAGGGTCTAGTGGTGTAAGCGGGTTAATTGTTGTCAAAGGGACAGCGCCTACCGAGATTAACTTTAGCAAGGACGGTAAAGGCGGCATCCAATTTAAAGAATTATGGGTTGATGCCGCAACAAATGGTGACGATTTAATGTGGCTGGCGGTAATTGAATAATGGCTCTTCCATCAACATCTGTTTTAGCTGACGCCTCGGTTGTAGACGAAGACGAGATAGCTCTTGGGGGTTTTAGATTTAAGGTTGCTAGTGCGCCAAAGAGAATACTTACGTCTATACAAGCCCCACGTTTTACTATTGGAGATACACAGCGTGGCGCAGATCAACGGTCGTCTATCCTGACATGGAACGACTGGCGTGGCGGTATCGGAGTGCACCGTGGCACAGACTCAACCACGGCTGACCGTAGCTGGTGGTCTACTATGCAGACTCGCCATAAAGAACACCTTGTCTTGCCACGTAAAGCTGTAAAGACAGCAAATGTTGATAACACAGCAGGCCTTGTAAACATAATTACAGACTTAAATAACGAGGTTTACTGTGTAAAAAAAGACAAGGTTTTTAAGTACAACAACTCTACTGATTCTTGGGGGTCAGCTTTAGACACACTCCCTGGTGATGCTGTTAGTGCGATAACAGACCGGGTTAACGGTACGGTTTACATGATTATCTTCCACACAGGAGGGTATACGTACACAACAGACGGTGCATCTTTTACAGACAGGACAACTAACGGGATCTACGGAGTAATCTGGCGCAATCAATTATGGATGATCGACGATGACGGACTACTTAGGTCTAACTACGACATAACTGATGAAAACGCATGGGATGAAGACGCTCAACTACCTGTACCAAGTGGCTCCGTAACAGGGCTTTTTATATCTAGAGATGCGTTCGGAGAATTTGTTATCTATGCGGCAACAAAAAGAGGCGTGTTCTCTCACGATGCAGACAGTAAGCTGTGGCATCCAACAGAACCACGTTTTCCAAGACACACAAAAGGGGCATTGGGATCTAATGACTGGGCTGAAGCAATATATATACCAGTTGGTCTCTCGGTTTATAAGCGTGTTATCGGCTCTGGTGGAGCCACCTCTACCGTCATGGGGCCGGACAGAGACCACGGAGTGCCCTCCGACTATCGCGGATCAATTGCAACGTCCGCTGCGGCCCACAATGAATTGCTCGTCGGAACAGAAGTCTCAGCAGCCGATGAAATAGTTTTAAGCGGTGGTGCGATATCTAGCGGTCAGGGAAGCATGGCTTTCTTTACGCAAGATGACATAACAACTGTTGGCTACGCTGTAATCATGGGCTGGAACGATATCTCTTGGGAAGTGAAGTGGGTAGGAGGAGACTTTGGAACAAATGTTACCTCCATGTTTGTAACTGACGCCTACACAGCAAGCAACATAGATATCTATCGCTTATGGTGGGGCTATGGTGGGCTTGTTTACTACATAGACATTGAAGCAGACATAGTAAACCCAGACCAGGTTGCAAATCAGGTATACGCAACAGAGGGAACACATATCACCCCCTTCTTTGACGGAGGAGATGTAGTCCATGAAAAACTAGCCCTTGATGTCACCTTTATAACGAATAATCTTTCATCAGGGACTCGGGAAATTGCTGTTTACTACGCAACAGACTTCTCAAATACATGGACGTTATGGACAACCTTGACCACTAATGGAAAACAGACTGTAGCTTTTAAAGATAGTAGTAATAACCCTGTTGGTTTGTCGTTTTCTGAGATAGCTTTCAAGTTAGTATTTTCTGGTCAGGTAGACGCAACCACCTCCCCCGATCTACCAATGATGGAACTTAGGTGGCGTGAAAAACTGAACCCTAAATATGGTTGGCAGATAACTATTGACCATACAGAAAACTACGGAGGGTTAACACCAGATGAGCAAAGAGAGGCTATTCAAGCATGTGTAGCAAATCAAACATTGCTCCAGTTCACATATAAAAATGGTGATGCAGACCAAACTTATTGGGTAGATGCAACAAATCTAACCGGAGTTGAATCAACAGGGTTGGACAATGCTGGTGTAACCACCTTAAGTGTGGTGGAAACGTAATGGTTTTTGCTGCCGCCGTACCAACAAGCAAAGACTCAGGATCTGACCCTGAAATTGCAGTATTTAATGCGCTGCTACAGTTAGGAAAGAGGCCTGACAGGGACTTTATATTCCAAAGCAAGCAGTTCGGAGGGCGTGTAGAAAAAGGTGGGCGGATTGTAGACTTCCAATTTATTGAGCCACCAGACCTTGCTATTAACGTACAAGGTATTTACTACCACTATGAAAAA